AAGCGAAAATGGAGTTGTGGCTGCAATTTTTTTAAACTGTTCGAATACAGTTGTAGCTTTATCAACTGAACCATAAAGGGAAACTAACCTGGTGCGAAGTTGTTCGAATTCAGAGGCTGTCTGTATTATCTTTTTTCCGAAATTTAGTGCTGTTTGAATCCCGATAAACCCGCCTGCAAGCTTCAATCCGTTCTTGAATGATGCTGCAAATGAATTGCTGAGTTTTTCAGCGTCCTTATCCATTTTCGCTTTCAGGCTTTGAACTTCTTTAGTAAGCTCGCTTACATCTGCTTTAATTTTTACGAATACTTCGCCAATATTATCAGTCATAAACGTCCTTTTCTTTTAAAATATTCGATTTGGTTGAGGAAATCATTGTGTTTATCCTCATTGTCCTGGAACTCAAATTTCTGTTGACGATAAATATTACCAATATTCAGGGATTGTTCCAGCAGAGCTTTATATTTTCGAATTGGCATGTCCTCAACCTGATTAATTGGTATATAAAAAAAATGAGCAATAAGCGCGTTAATTACATTTGTACTTATCGCATTGTTATCATTTGTATCATCGGATTTTATTCCGCTTTTTTTTTTATCCCTTCGAGTTCAAGAACCTTTCCGGCATAATGGAATAATTCACCAGCGGTTAATTTTCCTAAAAGATTTTTACTTTTTAATTGACGTTTCAAAAGGTATTTTTTTAAGCAATAAAACGGCAAATTTGCGTAATTCGGTTTCATTGCGTCCTGAATTGTAACAGCAGCCTCAATCAGCATGCCGCTGTAATTTTTATCAGGATTAGCCTTTGAATAAGCAATCAATTTGTTAACGTCTCTCGCTGTTCGTTCCGATAATAAAAGCTCACGTCCTAATAAATTGATTTTTTCAGATGTGAATTGATACATATTAATCCGCTGCATAAACATTTTCAGTCAATGCACCATTGATTGACATTGTATAATTCACTTTTGCAAGCCCGGAAATCTCTGAACTGATAGATTTCTGAGTAATTACTGCCATCCCGACGTATTCTTTATTAGTAACAGTTCCGCGTTTTAAGATCAGCTTGAAAGACTTTGCTTCACCCGCAGTAAATCCTAACGCCGTTTCCGTGGGTTTTCCCTGCCACTTGAAGGAATAATCAATTTTTGCAATATCATTGACATTATCAACAATATTTTTTTGAGTACCGATAACGTAACCTTCTGCATAACAAGAACTGTTGAATTCCAACTTAGCCGATTTTTTCACCGGTGATGTCGAAAGCATATCCGCTTCATCATCCCGAACAATTGCAGAAATTTTCGTTTCCCGGTCAGCTCTGGAAACTTCCGTTTCCTTTGCATCTCCGGTAGTGCTGCTATCTGTTGCATCAAGTTCATCGTACTGCTCGGAATAATCAATCTGTGTTACAGGGTAATCCGCTCCATCATAGGTTAATGCCATGTCCTTGCCGGTAACCTTCGAACCTAACGGCTTAACCTTGTTTGTCGCCGATGCCGTTCCGGTACCATCACTTTCAAAAATCGTTCCTGCTGTAAACGTCCCCTGAGTTTCTGTTATTGTTCCGCCTGTTACCCTGTAGCGAGTGCCCTCGGTCAGTGTCCCGGTTACAATCTCTGCACCATCAGGATTATACAAATTCGCTTCGATCTGGAACGATCTTGAAGCCCGGCCCAGTTCGTGATCTTTCCCTGCGTCTGGAGTTGCGGAATCTGTGCTCTCTATTGTGTCAAACTGGACACTGAGATTTTCTGATATAACCGGATATTCCGCTCCGTTCCACCAGAATTCTAAACTATTTCCTGCAATTTTCATTTTTATTGCCTCACTTATGTGTTAATTCAATTTTGTATTGTAATGTAATCTGAAAAACCCTCCCGATCTTTTGCGGTCTCGCATTCTGGAATTCAAACCGATCGCAGTAATAACTGTCTAATACTATTTTATCGGAACAATCATCAAAACTACTTCGGAGATCATCAATCAATCCTTCAAGACGTTCTGCATCAGTATCATAAAGATTTATTTGCAAGATAAATTCCGGAAAACGTGATGCGCTGTCTCTGCTTTCAGTTTCAGTAATAAACGTAAAAACAGCATACGGATTCCGAACATTAACAGGGGCTTCCTGATAATAGAATTTCCCACCAAGATCAGTAATCACTTTCCCTATGTCATATATGGCAGTTCGTAATTCGGAATTCACATTACACCCTGAAGAATTTTTGTAATCATCTGCTTATTATTATATAAAGCAGGTCTTAAAAACGGTTGTGGTTTATTCCCGAATGTAAACCGGCTTTTTCCCTGATCGTCCGTATAGAACCATCCGCCTTTACGCCCTTGTCCATTTTCAGCATATTCACCAGTCCCAAATTCAACATATGGCGCATATTCAACGGCCGTACCTATTGTAACACTCAAATCGGCTTTATTAACATTATAATTAATCGAACTTCGTAAATTACCAAGATCAACTGGACAAAATACCTTAGCAGTACCTTCAACTAATTCACCCGCTAATGTCAGCCGGGGTATTAGCATTTTTTGAACAAATTTATTCATGCTTTTAGGATCAATACTATTATTTTTCAAGGCTGATCCTTAATGTGGATTTATTGAATAATTCTTTTTCTTCGTTTCGACGTTTTACTAATCCCTGCAATTTTTTACCGCCGGCAAATACCCATTTTTTGAATTCCTCAGAAGCTCTCTTATAATCACTCTTATTCAGCACCCGCCTTAATGTGCTTCTCTGGAATGCACCGCTCCCGACATTAAATATGAATGAAACTAAAGCATCAAATTGATTCTGATTGAGCGGCACTATTACAAGATCATTTACAACTTTCTCTGCAAGCTTCACGTCCTCTCTCAAAAATTCCCATCCCTCTTGAGTTGTAATTATCATTCCGGAAACAACATTTTTCGTGTGTCCATATCCGATAGTCCATTTACCCGCGGGACATTTATAAGCTTTTGCTTCAAATCCCTCATGTCGTATAATTAAATCAAGTCCTCTTTCGGATATTTCCATTTATTAAATTCTTTTCCAGATCATTATAAGTACGATGATAGCAAATATTCCCATTAGAATTTTAAGGTATGGGATTGACTCATTTTTTTCTATATGTGTAATTTTTACAGTGTCAGCCTTAATAATTCTGATAGTATCTGGTTTAGTTTTAACGAAAAATTTCTTTTCTTTCGGGTAATATTTAACCTGTATAACTGTATCAGATTTTACAATATTATGCCCTTCTACTAAAACTGTATCAGCATACGCCACCAAAACAGTGTCCTGAATCACCGGGGGGATAACTGTTATTGTTTCCGGACGGATAATCGTTTCTACTTGCGGACATGAACAACCGGCAAGGATTAAAAGTATTATAAAATATAAAATCCTCATTCATTGCTCCGGTTTTTACTCTGCCAAACACTTTTTACTGCATTGGCTCCGAAACCCGGAGCAAGCAAAATTGATAATCCTATTCCAAGATTTACAGGATCAATCCCTTTAGTAATCAGGAAAATCACTACATATACAAGTAATCCAGAAAGCGATAATATTAAGGTTCTCAGTCCTCTGATCTTATCAGCCATTTGAATGTTCATGTATCTTTTTGTGTTCATCAATCAGATTATTCAATTTTTCGTCTTTTACCGCCTGGTCCTTCGCAAGATTATTGATCGCTTGAATAATTTCAAGCTTTATATGGTCAAGTTTTGAATCAATCTTGCCGAAACGTTCTACATAGTTAAGGATAATTTTATTCTGTTCCTTTTCCAATACAAGAACTCTGCTATTCATAAATTCTTCGTATTTGCTCTGTTTGTTATTTAACCAAACGAGCAATCCGGAATATATCCCGAATATTCCCAGAACAATTCCAATAACGTGATATAAATTCATTCCTATTTTCCATAATAGAGTTTTCTGCCATGATAACTAATTAAAAATGATGCTGTGAAGACTGCCGGCACAATTAAAACCGCCCACATACCCCATTCCAGATAACCGATTATTGCCGAGTACGGATAGACAATTACTAATAATTGTTCGAAGCAGTGCCAACCGTTTCGAAAAACAGAAAAAAGAGTTTTCTGTAATTGGCTCCAGTCAGCATTGGGGTCTTCAACCCACCACGGATCACGAAGCAAAAATTTGAATATTGGTCTTTTCGGAGCATTTTTTACAGAATCCCGCTCAGCTTTTAGCATCCCAGCAAATATTATTGTAATAATTTCAATCATTCGTCCATCCCGGTTTCATCAAGAATATCCTACCTGATTTTTTCGATAATTGCGACCTCATTTGCATCAAGTTTATTTACGTCCGCCTGAATAAATTCCCCGAATTCCATCGGATTAATAGGCAGCTTCACTTCATAATAGATGTCATTTACCGTGTCATGGACAAGATCATTAGCCTGAACATCACCAAACGGACAGTAAAACCTGTGTGTTGTTTTATAATTCCGTTTTTCATTAATGTAAATCTCTTTCCCGGAAAGCGGCCGCATCCGTCCGGTTGTTTTGAGAATAAGCTGATCTTCGCCCTCTGTTACGGCTCCACCCGGATCAATCACATCCATTTTCCGCAATACATCAAACGAATCCCTGAAATAATCCTGTATCATGGATTCCGCTTCGTGTAAATGTCGTAAATTCGTTGGCGTTCTGCGGGTGTTGAAACTTTTCGGTACTGATTCAATCCTCTCAAAATGTTATCCGGATAAGCTCCGTTTGAACTATACGATATGGAATGATCTCCCAGGCTTTCAGAACTAATCCCTTTCATCGCCTTAGTGTCCAGGTTGAAGCCGATCATTTGCGAAACAGGCAGCTTTATCCCTGCCGGGAATTTTACTACAGTAATTGACATTACTGTTTCACCATCAGCGCTCTCATCAATCAGAGTTTCATCATCATCTAAACTGATCGTTCCTGCTGTAACACTTTCAATCTTATATATACCATCGTTAAATTTACTCCCTGCAACCCTGCAATGTAACCCGGAGGGGAATCCGGCTGAAACAAATCTGCTATCACTGTCATTAATAGTTTTCAATGTTGAATCAAATGAAATTGTGATAGCAGTCCGATAAATCTTATCAGGCATCAGTTCGAAAAAATTATTACAGTATTTGATTACAAAATCCTGAACAATCGGGATAAGCTCAGCGATCACATCATCGTGATCAGAGCCTAACTGCAATAATTGTTTAATTTCCGCAAGCGTGATGATCATTTTTTACGTCTCTTTTTTGGAGCAACTGCCCGGGCCGGAGTATTCCCGGGCATTGCTTTGAATGGAACAGGTTCGGGAGTGTTAACCTGCTCTATCACCAGGGGTTCACTAACAACGGAGTTACCTGCATATTCCTCAGGCGTATCTATCAGAATACATCGCTTTTCGTGCATCGGTAAAACAGTTTCAGAATAATCCTGTTTACACGTCGGGCATTTCATTTATTTGAATACCGTCGCTATTGCAATCATTACTGTTTCACTTTGTGCAAATGCAGTAATAGACATCAGAATTAATGCAGCTAAAAATAATTTTATTGATTTCATTTTATCTCTCTCAATGGTTATTAAAAAGCGGGGAATCAACCCCGCCTTAAATTATTGATTAACCTAAAACTCTTACGCCTAATTCAGGGAAGATGGTTTTGATTCCGTAAAGCAGATCAAGGGACACGATCTCTTTTTTTGTGCTCATGTCGTAACCGGCTGTCACGCGGATAGATAATCCCTCGAAATTGACAGTATAGGATTCAGCCCCGCCCATAGGTGGTTCCAGAGGTCGCTGAACGAAGGCAAAAGCGTTCTTGTGAAATGCCAGGTTTGCAACGTGTCCGCCTGCTGTTTTATCAGGAAATGTTACATCAGTATCAACAGCATGCGCAGTTTGAATCAAAGGATATACCGATACTGTTACATCATTTGCAACTGCATCAGCATCCGCGGTAGCGACATAATAGTAATTACCAATCTTAAGCAGATCACCCGCAAGGATCGTACCAGTTCCGCCATCGCTCGATTTTATTGCAATGCTCGAAGCTCCAACCGTCGGCTGAGTTTTAACTTTAGTCCCTGCCGCGGCTGTGAACGTTCCAGCTGTATGAGTTACAATGTTCTGACTCATATAGTTGTTCAAGCCCTGAATTTTACCGATCGCGCCATCTCGTAACGCCTGTGTGCTGCCGGATTTTTCAGCGTTCACTATTGCATCAAGGATCGAGAATTTTGCGTCTGCATCCGGATCCCAGATCGCAGATCGTAAGCTCTGCGGAGCTTTCAGCTTGTTCAGGAGTTTTCTGGCATTTGCAAAATCTTCCAATGCGTCCGGAGTAGTTCCAGCCGTCCCGACAAAATAAGGTACATCCTTGTAAACAGTGCTCAGAATATCATAATCAATTTTTTGTGCAATTGCTTCAACTGCAGGATTCAGAACCTGATCGCCGAACTGATCAATATTTAATGCCCTTTCTTTGGAAGTCCAGTTTACTGATACGTCTGCAATTTTATCAAGTGTGACTAAAACATGGCTTTCAGTAATATCCTGCAAATTAATCGTTCCATCGAATTCATCAGCGATATATGTAGGCGGTTTTTTAATTCTAATCGTATCACCCTGTTTAGCAAATGAATTGCTGTAGTCAGTGTGGATCAGCGCTCTGGTTACAAGAAAATTCCTCAGTCGGAGCAGAGCCTCACGTGCAATTATCTGTGTAGTTAAAAATGTGTTTGCCATTATTACGCCGTCTTTGGTGCTCTCCACCTCGGCAAGTAATAGCATGATCCCGGTAATTACTAACCCGAAAATCATTGTGAATAAAAAGTTCTTTTTCATTTTTGCCTCAATTTTTTTTGTCTTTTAATCTTGTTTGAAAATATTCATCATCAGACATTTTAGAAAAATCAACCGGAGGAGGTGTATTTGGCGGAGGTGTGCGTCCTTCTTCTTTGAATTTGCTCTCTACCGCCGTTTTCAGGCTGTTGCCATATTCAGCTTCAAATAATTCAATATTCCGGATTGTCGTTTCCTCATCATTACCAATAAAGCGGTCAACAAGTTTTAACGGTAATTTTTTTTCAGTAGCCAATGAAATTGCTTTGTTCTGCAGATCTTTTTTCTTTATCTCCGCTGTGAGTCTTTGCTGTTCAGCCTCAAGCGTTCTTAGTTTTTTATCTGCCTCAGTTTCGGCTGGAAATTTTTTCTTAATCTCATCTTCGATCAGTCCCGGCAAGGATTTTTCCTTGAACGTTGCAATCCCTTTCGTAACTGCTGCATCATTCAACGATTTTAACATATTTTTCCCGGATTCATCCTTTTCAAGATAGTCCTTAACACTTTCATGATCGAGCGTCTTAAGTCCTTCAAGAAAAGTGATCATTTCCGGTTTGCCGGAATTGCTTTTTACAAATTCTAAAATGTCTTTTACTGTCATTGCTCTCCTTATGCCCTTTCAGTCCGTAGTCCTGATAAGTGCTTTATTGAATTTTTAATGTTGTATTAAATCTATGATTTTATTATCCTGAAATCATCCTAAAAATTATTAGGATTTTATATCAATAGTGGGTCAAAAGCGATAATAGTACAGCGGCAATGTATATCTTCTTCTGCAATCCCTGATAATCCAGGCCCGGCAGTAGTTAAACCGGAAGGAAAAACAAACAAGCCTTCTTCATTTTCAATCTGGCCATCCATGGCTTTATGACTGTCCCGTGTACGGGAATCCTTTGTAGAGAGCCATTTCTTTTTGATCTGCAAACCCTGTTTTTTTGCCTCATCATAAGCAAGAAGTCGTCCGGCACTTTGCGCCCTGTGTCCCTCCGTTCGCATGATCCGTAACGATTTATAAGCACCAATGCCTGATCGCTCATTCATTGTTCGGGCTATTTTCGCATAACCTTTGCCCTGGATCAGCCCGGTAGCAAGTTCTTCCTTTATTTGTCGCAATAAAATTTCTGATTGCTCTTTTAACCTATCCTGCCATTTAATACGATCGAGGCTATTAACTATTACAGCTTCTATATCACTCGCTCGTAATTGTCCGAATGAAACGGCAGCGCCGGCTTGTTGCATTCCGGCTGTACTCAATTTGAACGATTCAGAGTAAATATCATTGAGACCTTTCTCAGTCGTACCTATCAGCCTGCCATTCAACGATTTTATGATCTTTGCGATCTGGATTTCAAGGTTAGTCAGACGGTTGTATGTAACCATTTCTTGATAAGTTACGTCATCACCATATTTTTCATATAACGCGGAAATATCAGATTTGATTTCAATAAGTGCTTTTTGATAATGTTTGATAAGCTCGGATTCAACCGTTAATTCTAATTTTTCAATCTGATTATCAGCTTGCTGGAACAGTTCATTTAGGCGTTCTACATTAATTTTCATTCAGCAACGCCTCTATAGCAGCATTTGATTCATTATTTAGTTTTTCAAGTTCAGCTGGCACATCTTTTATAAACGGCAACAAACCTAAACGTGTCTCATCACTGATCATTCCCTTAAGCTTCATAGTAGCATCAGCCGAATGTAAAAGATCAACAGGCAGATTCCTTGAAAACTGCATTTCAAGATCCTCATAATTCACATTCAAACCTTTTTTCTTCCAGGCTGAAAATATCACCTTGAACATTTCCCGGCTTGCTCGGGTAAATTTTCGTTCTTTGGTGATAGCCTTATTTTCAAGCGTCACTAATTTCCACTTTCGGCTTTCCCCGGACATTGCAGAGCCTGAAAATTGATCATCTCTCATATCTACTGTTTTACTGAATTTGTAAATATTATCATTTAGGGTTTTTTTATGATTTTCAAGAAATTGCACAATACCACCAAGTTCTTTGGTCAAAAATTTGCCGTCGGCTCCTTCTGGAAAATAAAACGCCCCGCTTCGTTTAGCGTCCTCAATAGTTTCAGCCGTGGGTTCGGCTCCGTAGAAAATAAAATAAGCAAGCCGAAATTCCTCTATCTCGTTCTGAACATCGCTGATTATCCGGTCAAATCCATCAATCAATCCGTCAACCTTTTCAAAATCACCCTGCATACTTTCATTATTTTTATACCGGATAACCGGGACATAATCGAATAGGTGAGGCTGCGGATTCCGTCCATTGCTCATTATGTAATCAAGATCAAATTCATTCTTTTCATTCGATATAAAGTAAGTGATGTTCTTCTTATCATAAAATTCAGCACGTGTACGTTTTACAGGTTTGCCGGAATTATGAATTATATCAACATCATAATATATCAGCGCGTACTGGATTTCATCAATAGACGCATCCTGTACGAAAATCACTTCCCAGGGATTGATGTTCATCACTTTTTCTTTGCCTTCCGGGTCTATATAACACAATCTGGCAGCATAACCGCAAATAGCCATATTCTGGCCAGTCTGGCTATCAAGATCATCAATATTATTTCGTTTCTGAAACGAATCAAGCTCGTCAATTATTTTCGCTGTGGATTTATCAATTGTATAATTGATTGGATTCCCGAATAGATAACCGGTTATTTGATCAACAATATCACCCCGGTAATCATTCGGGAGTTTGTTGTTGATTTTATCAGGGTTATTAAAATTTCTTTTAAGAATTGGAACTTCGCCTTCATAGGCTTTAAATAACCGTAGTACTTTATCCCGTTTAAGCTCATTTTCATCAATAAGATGTTTGACAATTGCCCCTGTGATGGCACCCGATTGACGTTTAATAAGTTCAATGATCTGGTTACTGTTCATTTTTTATGCCCTCTAATATGGCGATCTCGCCGCTTTGATTGTTCGTTTTTTAGACAATGATTCTGCTACTCCGGTAATTGCGTCCGGAGCATCATCATGTTTGTTCTTTCCCTCTTTCTGAAACGTGTACAGTGCCTTGTAAAAATCCGGCCACCTGTTTTCCCAATTCACCGGGAAATAAATATGTTCCATTACGTAAGTTGCATTTGTGAGGATACGCGATAATTTGTTTTCGCTTTGATGAAACCATTTTACTGATATTTTCCTGGTCAAATATGTATCAAGCAGTATCCGCGCAACTGCTCTTGCAAAACCTTTACCGCCTGAATTACTTTCAATATTGGCAATATTTACATCATTCCTGAAAAGCATCTCTACAACTGCTCTCTCTGTAATTTCCATTGATTCCCGAGTATAGATCACATCCAGGACAAATGCTTCCTGTTTATAAACTGCATAGCAAATCGAACAAAGCCTGTCATCACCCTCATCGGCTGTGTCTGTATAATTCAAAATTGTCTCAATCAATAGCTTTCCGTTTTCTTTTGGCAATTCGGAATAAGTTTTTAGTTGAGAATATAACCGACCTCGTAAATCAATTGGCTGCTGATTATAGTTAGCTTCAAGTATTTCAGGCAACATCACTTTTTTGAGTGTTTCATATCTGGCTTTGTTCAATAAAGCAGGACAAAGCATCTGGTCTGTGTCTGATTCATAAGCCTTTAACGATAATACATACCAATTGGATTTTTCTTCGGTATCCAAAATCCTGCCGCATAAATCCTTTTTACTCCATCGAGTCATTACTATTATCTCGAGCGGTTCGCCGTCCTTAGCCGATACCCTCGAAAGATATGTACCTGTGTACCATATCCAAATTTTTTCAAGTGCATTTTCATTCAGTGCAATCTCAGCTGATTTTATCGGATCATCAATGATCAGCATCGACCCGCCTTTACCGGTTATTGAGCCGCCAATACCGGCCCCTAAATAATTAAAATGTTGCCCGTCCAATGCCCACTTATCATAAGCAGAGTCACCGCGTTTGATCTTTGTATCAGGGAAAATGTCTGAATAAACGACCTCATCTTGCAGCTTTATTTCCTGAATGCCATCCCTCGTATACCTGGAAAAATCATGTGCAGCATCATCATTGTACGAGCAGGATATTATTCGTTCCTCATTATTTTTCCCGAGTACCCATTGGCAGAATTTTATCAGTGTCCTCGATTTCCCATGTTGCGGGGGTACATTTAATTGCAGTTTTTTATACGGAAGTCCATCCGGTTTCAAGAATTTTCCGTAATAAAGATCATTAAACGTATTGCATATCACTTTGAGATGAAATCTGTCATCCATGTAAAAATCAGGGGAGGTTATTTTACAATATTCCCAAAAATCCCGGCGGGCCAGTTCAAACCGCGCCTGTTGGCTGATCAGTTCTAATTCTTTATCGCTGAATGTTCGCAAGTGCCTTTAGTTCCTCATTTGTCAACCCTGATAAGTCAAGTTTTGCGTTTATATTTTGATTGACATTCACTTCTTCAACGTAAAGCCCAAAAAGTTTATCTCGATCTTTTATTATCTCTAAAGCAAGTTTATAATCACCGGTGGTAACAGGCTTTCCGTCCTTGTCATAATAAATTTGCGAAGTTTTTGCCTTTGAAAATAGGAACTCCCGATCCCGGATTGCTTTAATGAATGCCTGTTTCTTCTGATCATTACCGAGTTTCCTGATCTCCTTTTTTGCCTCTAAAATGTATTTTTGCGCCTGTCTATCTTTTATACCGAATTGCTCTTTTACCAGATTTCTGAGTTCTGAATTCCGTTTACTCTGCATATATCTATCATTTCCCAGTATAAGCTGCACTACAGCATCAACCCTGGACCAAACTATATCCGTGTGCTCGCTTCCCACTTTAGGCATATTCATCAGCAATCATTGTTGCAAATTGCCAGTTCCGGCACGTGTTATATGCAGGATCGTGTTTATGAAAGGAATCAATTTCGCTAAGCGGAGTTGGGATTATCGGAATCAATTCTGCACCCCTGATTTTTATCTTTATTCCCAGCCTTTCAAGCTCAATAATTGATCCCTGCATGTACTTAAAAGCCAGATGAAAATTCTTTTCCCATTTATAGGGGATTGAAACTCCGCAGAGATAGTAATAATCCGCATGAGATTCATCCAGAACTATTTTTTCAAACCCGTTTACGTGTGGGTTTATCTTTTTACTATATTGTCCCTTGAGACATTTTGCACAATGCTGCTCAAGATTTACCCCGGTCACATATTTCAACCATAAATAACGGAATCTTTCAGTAATCTCAATCGTTTCAATTATAGGGTTCATTCCTTTCTCTCAATTTTTCCAATATCATTTTTTTTAATTGGGAATGTTTGTTGTGCCTAAAATTATTTGGATATTCGATATTTAATTCCGTTTCGAGTGCTTTCTCATATTGTTCTGGAACAAGTGCTTTTGGACCCCGGCATACCGCATAATTCTGTGATTTCCCTTGTGTGATCTCGACCTCAATGAAAAATTCACTTAACAGAATTTTTAAGCTTTCTTTTGTATGGAATCGCTGTAATGTCCAATTCCCTTCGCGGAAAGTCCCGGAAAAATTATTCTTATCCAGAAATTCTATTGCTCGGGGTTTCCCGGTGATTTTCTTAAAATTACCAATCCTTTGAATTGTCTCAAGTGAACGGGTTGCAAGAAATAATGTCCCGGAGTTTTTTAGGAGTGCGTTGCAGCAGGTGAGTACAGCCTTTTCATATTCTAATGAAGTTATCGAATTCAACACACTATCAAGAATGACCGCATCAAACATACCTGATAATATAATATTCAAGTAAATTTTGTCAAGATCGGCAACAACCTTTTTTATATCAAGCGTATGATCAGCAACATTGATATAAGGCTCATATCCCACAATATTATAACCCTTCGATTTTAGATAATCCACATACCGGAATTTCCCGGCTCCAAAATCAATTACGTTTAATTCAGGGGTGATTCTCTCTAAAACAATTGTCTCATAAAGTGTCGATCTTACTCTCTCATGCTCATCAGTTTTTACCCGGTTCATCTGGCAATGATATTGTACATAAGGCTTAATCTTCAATGCATCATAATTATATTCGCCATAATCCAGATTGATACGCTCCAGAAAGCTTTCGGTTTGAAGCTCATCAATGATATATGCAAGTAACGGTTGATTATAAATTTTCATGCTGTAAGCATAATCAGAATTAAGGATTATTTTCCCGGATGTATCGGCAACAACCGAGCCCCAATTTCCATATCGCAAATAAAGATCACTTATATGTTTGGTAACTGCGGCATTATTGTTTTCGCCGCACTCATAATCTTCCGGAGCAATAAAGTTATACCCAGGTTTGTATTTTGCTATCGAAATGATTCTCGCATAAGTCTTATTTGTCTCGATTGAGTTGTGAAAAAGGTTGAACTTTATCTCATCATGGATAGATATATTTTTCAAAAGGATTGCAGGCACCGTCTTAAGTCCCAATTCTTTTGAAGCTTTGATCCTCTGGTGTCCCGCTGTCAGAATTCCGGTTCCATTCAGAATAATTGGCTTTACCATGCCATATTTCAGAATTGAATCTTTCAGCATTTCAAATGCAGGATCGCTGATTTCCCGAGGGTTATAATCGGCCGGTTTCAGATCTTCAATAGGATACTCTAAATTAAAATTCATCTGGCTCCTTCAAGCAACCATTTTATAAATCCATAAACATTTTTATTCATGTTGGTATATTGATTAAACTTTTCAGTCCAAATTTCAAGCTCGCTATCTGACATGAAAACTGTTTTCGTCCCCCATTTTAATACATTGCGGCTCGTTGATGGTATCTCAGATTCCTCTTTTTGAACAGCAATAGTATCATGAGGAATATCAATATCAGGAATTACTAAAGCAGTTAAATTTAAATTTTTGAATAATGATGGATCTGTTATAGCCACCTCCTGAATAATTAATCTTGCGCCCTCAGTCCATCTTCCCTGAATTGTTTCAGCATTCGCGGCTATATTTGCGGCTCTCTCTTTTGATTGCGCCCAATTGACAAATCTAATCGGGAAAACTCCTTCAGGGGTTTTAATCTGATTATCAGAAATATCGAGATCGCCATATTTATCCTTCAGCGCTTTTACACGTTGATGCCCTGAAACAAGATTCCCGGTTTTTTTATTAAACACAATACCTGAAATATCGCCAAAGTTTTCAATGCTATCTTTTAACCCCTCAAATGCTTCCGCGCTGATCTCCCTCGGATTATATTCTGCTGCTTTTAACTCTGATAACTTCATGCTTGTTTTTTCCTGTAATCGTAGATTATGTATTCAATGTTTTTTTCTGAAGTGAAAAATTCTTTACTTAATCGTTTCCGGGCCTGTTTGCATGAAATCCCGTTATTAATTAATTCGATATAAAGCTGATTTATTTTGAAATTCCTGAGATATATCTCAGGAATTATTCCTGAATCAGTCAATTGCTGCAACATATCCAAAAGATTTTCATCACTCATATTGCAATAGTATCATTTTTTACTTTTAAATTAATCCTAATTCTCATTAGGATTTTATCAGGTTTTCCAGCATCCG